TTTGCTGAACTGAAAGAGTCTGAAATGTTAAATGAAAGACTTGGATTGGTTGCTACAATGGAACCTTATATTGGCAAATACTTCTCAGTTGAGTATGTTCGTAAAAAAGTTCTTCGTCAGACTGATCAAGAAATTATTGATATTGATGACCAGATTGAAAGAGAGATAAAAGATGGCATTATTCCAGATCCATCTCAAATGGATCCAATAACAGGAGAACCATTACCCCAAGAGGGAGATCCAAATCTTCTAGGTAATGTACCACAAGAACCAGAGATTGACGCAAATATTACTCAGGTAAAAGAACCCAAAGGTGGAGAAATATAAATAATCTTACAATACTATACTAATTTTCATGGAAGATTTACTTGACCTAATTGCAACTGACCAACCCGCTGCTGATATTTCTGATAAAGTTAAAGAAATTTTATACACAAAAGCAGCAGAAAGAGTTGATTATCTTCGTCCAACGGTTGCTAATATCATGTTTGGTGAAAATGAAGATTCTGAGGAAACAACCGGGAAAGAAGGATGATTACAAAAATTGTCACAACTCAAGTCAATACCACAACAAGTGCTGGTGCTGCTAGTAGTATTAGTGATGCAACTTGTGTTCGTTTATATAACAACACAGCAGGAATTGTAACTGTTGGTATAAACACTTTAGTTGGAGCAGCATCAACTAATTTCTTTGAACTTCCAGGCGGATCGGTTGAATTTTTAACAAAAGCAGCGTCTGATGTTATTTGGTCAACGACTGCGATCAGAGCAAATAAAGTAGCATTCACAAACTAAAATGAAACTCATTACAGAAGAAATCCAAAAAGTAGAATTTATCGTTGAAGGCAAAGGTGCCGCTAAAAAAATGTATATTGAAGGTGTATTCCTTCAAGGCAACATTTGTAATCGTAACGGAAGAATGTATCCTATGGACACTCTTTCTCGTGAGGTGAAGAGATATGACGAATCTTTTATCCAAAAAGGTCGTGCTTTGGGTGAACTTGGACACCCAGATGGTCCAACTGTAAATCTAGATCGTGTTTCTCATAAAATCGTTTCCCTCACTCAAGAAGGAAATAATTTTATTGGTAAAGCACAACTTCTTGAAACCCCTATGGGTAAGATTGCCAAATCTCTGATTGGTGAAGGAGTTTGTCTTGGTGTTTCTTCTCGTGGTGTTGGTTCATTAAAGATGACCAACGAAGGTCATAAAGTTGTTGGTGAAGATTTTATGTTAGCAACTGCTGCTGATATTGTAGCAGATCCTTCAGCACCTGATGCTTTTGTTCAGGGAATTATGGAAGGTAAAGAGTGGGTTTGGGAAGGCGGAATCCTTCGTGAACAACTGGCAACCAAAACTCAAAGAAGAATCAATACATTAGTTGATCAAAAAAGATTAGATGAGCATAAAGTCCATCTATTCCAAGATTTCTTAGCAAATCTTTAATTTATAAATAAATATAGATTATAACACAATCAATCTAAAATGTCCGTTGGTAGAAATTTACAAGAAATGGAAAACGTAGTAACCAAAGGGGCTGCCGCTGCCGAACCAATGCACAAGTTAACCACAGGAGTTCCTGATGGTCAAACAGGTGGTTGGGAAGATCTGGGCGGTCCTACCCCAGAAAACTATAGATCAGATGACAATTCAGCACAGCTGAAAACACCTAGTACAACTCTTGCTCAAGTCAAGAATGTTGTAAACAAGGGTGCCAAAGCTGCTGATCCTATGGCAAAACTTGCCAGCGGTTCAGTCAAAGAAGAGACTGATGAAGAAGAGGATCTAGTTGATGAAGAAGAATTAGAAGGTGATGAAGAAGTAGTTGCTGAAGCTAAGAAGAAGAAAGAAGAAGACAAAGCAACAGATGAAGAAGAAGAAGATGAAGATGAAATGAAGGAAGAGTTTGACATTGAAGAAGATGTCAATGCTCTCCTTGAGGGTGAAGAGCTTTCTGAGGAATTCCAAGAGAAAGCACGTACCATCTTTGAGGCAGCAATCAAATCTAAAGTTGCTGAAATCAAAGAGCAACTTCAGTCTCAGTATGAGGAGTCTTTGGTTGAGCAAGTTCAATCAATCAAAGAAGAACTCACTGATAGAGTTGATGCTTATCTTGAGTATGTTGCTGACGAGTGGATTCAAGAAAATGCACTCGCAGTTGAGCACGGTCTGAAGACCGAAATGACTGAATCATTCCTCCAAGGAATGAAGAGTCTTTTTGAAGATCATTATGTAACAATCCCTGAAGATAGATATGATGTCATCGAGAGCATGGTAGATAAACTTGATGAAATGGAAGAAAAACTCAACGAGCAAATTCAAAGAAATGTTGCTCTAAATAGAAGATTAGCCGAGTCAGTTGCTGATGTAATCTTTGCTGAAGTTGCTGAGGGTCTTGCACTTTCTCAGAAGGACAAACTCGCTTCTCTTGCTGAAAATGTTGAGTTTGAAAGTGAAGCAGACTATCGTGAGAAGCTAGTAACTCTGAGGGAATCATATTTCCCATCAAATACTGGTACTCAAAGAGACAATTCAGAGAATCTTTCTGAAGAAAATTCGTCTTCCGATTATAAGCCAGTTTCTGGTTTAATGGAGTCGTACATTCAGACTCTGAATAGAGTTTCTAAAAAGTGATTTTTAGATCATAGTTCAAACTAATTTTTTCAAAAGAGGTAAAATCAAATGCAAGCGTTCAACCAAGAACACCTGCAGGAGAAGTGGGCACCACTCCTAGACTACGAAGGTCTTGATCCAATCAGAGATTCACATCGTAGAATGGTAACTGCCGTTCTCCTGGAGAACCAAGAAAAAGCTCTTCGTGAAGAGCGTGAGTTTCTTTATGAAACTCCAACCGTCAACACCAACAGTGGTAGCAATGCTGGTTTCTCAGCTGGTGCTTCTTCACCTGTTGCTGGTTTCGACCCCGTTCTGATCTCCCTGATCAGACGTTCAATGCCTAACCTGGTTGCTTATGACCTGGCTGGCGTTCAACCAATGAACGGTCCTACTGGACTGATCTTCGCAATGCGTTCACGCTACACCAACCAATCTGGTTCGGAAGCATTCTACAACGAAGTAGACACCGCATTCTCTGGTCAAGACGACGGATTCAACCTCACCAACGGATTCACCGATGGTACTGTTGGTCTTGGTACTACTGCCCAGGCTGGAACCAACCCTGGTGCTCTTAACCCAATCGGTAGCGCAACTGCCACCACCTACAACGTAGGTCAAGGTATGCGTACTGATGATTCTGAGAACCTCGGCAACAGTGCTGGCAACCAATTCAACGAGATGGCATTCTCAATTGAGAAAGTCACCGTTACCGCTAAGTCACGTGCTCTGAAAGCTGAGTACTCACTTGAGCTTGCTCAAGACCTCAAGGCAATTCACGGTCTGAACGCAGAAGCTGAGTTGGCAAACATTCTGTCAACTGAGATTCTTGCTGAAATCAACCGTGAAGTCATCCGTACCATCTATAACGTTGCTGAAACTGGTGCTGCTGTCAACACCGCAACTGCTGGTACTTTTGACCTTGACGTTGACTCCAACGGTCGTTGGTCGGTCGAGAAGTTCAAAGGTCTGATCTTCCAGATCGAGCGTGATGCTAACCAAATCGCTCAAAGAACTCGTAGAGGAAAGGGCAACATGATCCTCTGCTCTGCTGACGTTGCTTCGGCACTCACCATGGCAGGTGTTCTGGATTACACCCCAGCCCTCAACGCTAACCTCAACGTTGATGACACTGGCAATACCTTCGCTGGTATTCTTGCTGGTAAGTTCCGCGTATACATTGACCCATACGCTGCTAACAACTCCGCTAACCAGTACTACGTTGTTGGTTATAAGGGTTCTTCACCTTACGATGCTGGTCTGTTCTATTGCCCATATGTACCTCTCCAGATGGTACGTGCCGTTGGCGAAGACACCTTCCAGCCAAAAATTGGCTTCAAGACCCGTTATGGTATTGTTGCCAACCCATTCGCAAAAGGTGCTACCCTCACCAATCCTGGTGTTCTGGAAAGAAACTCCAACGTTTACTACAGAAGAGTCAAGGTTACCAACCTTATGTGATCACTGGATCACAATTCCATTCAAGAGACCCGAAAGGGTCTCTTTTTTTATCTAAATAAAAATAAAACGCGATGGCGTCAGCATTTAGTAATCAAATACAGAATAGAAATTTTTTATCGCCAGTTGGTTTCAAATTTACACTGGCAAAGTATCCAAAAGTTTCATTTTTTTGTAACTCTTCAAGAATACCAGAAATAAGTCTTGGTACAGCAATCCAACCATCGTACCTAAAAGATCTTGATGTACCTGGAGAAAAATTGACCTATGGTGATCTAACAATTAGTTTTTTAGTTGATGAAGGTCTTGAGAATTATATGGCGGTTCACAACTGGATGACTGGTTTAGGTTTTCCAGAGACAACACAGCAATTCAAAAATTTAACTACAAATGATGATGGTATTCGTGATTTAAAAGAACAATATAGTGATGGATCATTAAGTATTCTAAACTCAAATTATAGAGCAACTGCCAACGTAAAATTTAAGGATTTATTTCCAGTCTCACTCACATCATTAGAATTTGATTCATCTGTTACTGACATTCAATACTTTACAGCAGAGGCAACTTTCAAGTATACTGTGTATAATATTGTTGATACGAACGGCGATCCTTTATGAATCTTGATGAAGTTCAGGAGATGTGGCAGAGAGATTCTGTTATTGATCCTGACAATTTACACGATGAATCTTTAAAAATTCCTCAACTCCATTCAAAGTATTATACCATCTATAATACGATTACTCTGTTGCGTGAGAAAGCAAGAGAAACTTATAACAGAGTCAAACTAGAAAGGTACAACTACTACACTGGAAAGGCACCTATAGAGGTCTACGAAGAAGAACCATTCCCATATAAAGTTAGGGATAAAGAGGCGTTACAGAGGCATATGGACGGTGATGAGAAGCTCTCTAAAGTAGAACTTAAAATCAGATACTATGACATTATGCTTAAGTTTTTAGAGGAAGTCATTAAGACTATTTCCAATAGAACATTTCAAATTAAAAACGCAATTGAATGGCATCGGTTCCAATCGGGGTTTAATTAATACAAATAAATATTTTTGTATTGATATGAACTTATGTCACACTTGGTTATATCTAAAAAGAATGAGGTATATCTTCAGGTAAAAGCAGAACCACACGTCTATTATGAACTTGCGGATCAGTTCACATTTGACGTACCAGGTGCCAAATTTATGCCCCAGTTTCGTAACAGACACTGGGATGGGAAGATTCGTTTATTTAATACCCAGACTGGTGAGATCTATGTTGGTCTGTTAGATAAACTCACCCGTTTCTGTGAGAACCACGAGTATACCTACGAGTTTACAAACAATAAGTTTTATGGTCTTCCTTTTGAGGTAAACGAACACATCTCAAAGGAAGGAGTCAAAGACTATATGACATCTATTTGCAAGTATGCTCCCCGCGAATACCAAGTTGAGGGAGTATACGACGCTTTAAGACACAATAGAAAGTTGTTGATATCTCCAACTGCTTCTGGAAAGTCGTTGA